GTCCGGTGGTATATCGGCGTAGATTCTCGTGCCAGTTCTCGCCTAGGAATGCTTCGGCTAGTCTGCGGATCGAAATGCGGTCTGGGCTAATCTTCTTCTCAGAGATAGCCTCAGACAAAGCTGTCTGGGTTTGTTCAAGGCCATTAGCCTCGCAAATCTTCTTTAAATTCTTTTCGTAACTCATCTGTGTTGCTCCTTATATTACTTGCTCAAGGGTAGTTTTGTGGAAAGCAATCTAACTAGGACTTTGGTGCCTAGAACAGTTGCTTGGGTGACAATACCAATAGCGTGGGCTGCATCGGCAGCTGGTGCTACGGCTTGTGATACTAAGAAGTTTCCACTCCCTTGGGCTGGTCCTACATAATCCCCGATCTTGTAGCTGTGGGCTGCACAGGGGAATTCAAACACAGCGGATGTGTCAACTCTGAAAACATTGGGTTCTGAGTTCCCATATACATAGGACTTGCCAGACTCTTTTAGCTGCCCAGACAAACCTAGGTAATTTAATACGAAATTTCCTACGGTGGTATTGTAATCTGTGTCCCATGTTTCATCTTCTGCACGATAAGCAAGACCAGTCCCATCAAGACCTACAATGTCTCCAATGTTGACTTCCTGCAAATCACCAATAGGAGCGACTACTGGATTAGTGTCGCCATATTGATACTGGACAGCGTATGTCCCTAAACCGTTATTAGCCATTATATTACTCCTGTGTTAATTGCTTTACTAAACTATCGACGGTCAATTTTGTATCTGGCACTCCGGTCGAGATAGGTTTCTTGGTGTGGAAAGCAACACGCTTTCTATCTTCGACCAAGTTCTTCCAAGAGTCCTCTTTGCTACCTATTAAAGTGTCCACAAAGCATTCGGTGATCGCATAAGCAGGTAGCCCAGCCTTGTCACACAATTCTTTAGCCTTGCTAGTTAATTCATTTCTGCGAGCTTGGATACGGAACATATCAAGCTCCTCCAACAGCTGCTTGTAGCCAACACTAGGATTGCTCCTCAAGGCTTCTTCAGCTTTCTTCTTATCTTCTGCATCACGCATAGGATCATCTTTGCCGTTTAAGTCTTTCCCATCAGTCTTTTCCTTGTCGCCAAGTTTCTCATGGGCTTCTTTCTTCTTGTCTTTGTCATCATCATCCTTGTCCTCAGATTCGACAGTAGGATGCATTGCCAATGAGGCATCATTCTTTTCCTGCAAATCCAACATATCAATGAGCTTGAGAACCTTGTCCTCATCCCCAACAACTTCCATAAATTTAGTCTTTAAACCGGTGACATACTCGGCTAGGCTGCAAGGTGTATTGGCATAGCTGTTATTGCTATTCATGCCCTGACTTCCCTTCTCACCCTCAAAGAAATCCATACCGGACTTCTCGCCTTCCTTTTGATTCAGAATCTTTTCATCTTCCTTATCATCATCCTTCTTGTCGGGGACATTATCATCCTCATTCTCAATCTTGATGTTAACGCCCTTATCAAGCTTTCTGACAAGGTCTTCTTGCTTCTCGTCACTCATTTTGTTCTCCAATGATTTCGTGTAATGTTCAAATAAACCATTGGTAGTGCCCGGATCGGACACCACCTCAACCGCATCAACTGTATCTATATCAGTAATTGTCTCAAACCCATCCGGTGAGTATTTAGTCTTCGCCGTAATGTTATGGCTTAACCCTATCGCTTTAGGGTCATTCTCAGCCCACCATTTAAAACTCTTCGCTAATGGATGCTCTGGGTTATATACCAAATCGCCATATATGCCGTCTTGCTCCATACGCACATTTATAATCCTACCAAACCTATCCTCATACTTCCTTGGTCCCTCTCTGGTAGGATGATCGATATTAACTATGGCTGATTCATATTTGTGTAGATTCTTGGCTACCACATCCTTGGGGTAGACTCTATTGTTCCGTGACACCCAACCTAATACACGAACATTCTTCAATACATTATTGCCCATCATCACCCCTTCGGTGACTATGGCTTTGCCGTGTTCATGTATTACTTTAAACTTCTTCTTCATCATAATTAATAAGTGACTACGCTTCCATTAATCTAGTTTCAAATTGCTTTAATATAATCTTTATTTGCATGGCTGGCAGACAGGTTAACTTTGTAATTTCCCTAATCTTATATCCTTCTTGCATGTAAATTATAACGGTTTTGTCAGGTTCGTCTAAGGATTGTATGAAATCATGCAGGTCTATTTCCTGCATGAAATCATAATCGCTCATAACATTATGAACAGGGAAACCGATTCGGAGGCGAGCATTTGAAGTTGCTCTGCTTCCAAGTATTGACCTATAGACTGCTCCCCAGCACCAACTTCGGGCATAGGCACCGAGAGTGACACCTCTGTTATTCTCATACTTCTCCGCTCCTTTTAGAAAACCAACCCAAGCTGTCTGATATACATCTTCCCATTCGAGTTTCTTGTCCTTGTTCAACCTAAAGAAATACAGGGCAATCTTCGTGACTAAGGGGGCATACGCCATTATTTCATCATGCGTCGGGTGGGTTTCTATCGGCTGCTGCTTGAGCTTCTGCGTCTTGTCCCTTTTCTTGCTCACGCTCCTCCGTATCCAATTTGGGTTCCATTGCCTGATTCTTCTGCTCTTGCTCCCAATTCAATCCCAATTCATTAGCAATTGTGATCTTGCTCTTCACACCCATGTTGTTATAAGTCTGGTTTACCCTCGCCTCTACATCCATATCCCTTGTCACTACAGTTGGCATTTGCACCTGAACCGTAATGTCCTTGAATATAGAGTCAGGCAATAGACCAACCTTGACTGCCAATACCAGTTGATTCCATACCACCGAACGCTCTGGCATAGTTCTGCGCTCACCTAGATATGTAGCCATCATCTTGCCAAATCTCTGGAAAGTTTTAACAGCTGGTGCCTCCGCTACCAAACTACTTGCATAGTTGTTATTGCTCGCATCAGCACTCAACATAGTTTCACTCAAACCAAACCTAGATGCAATAGCCCTAAGATTGACCTCCAAGGTAGCAATTAAGTCTTCGCTACCCATCGATAAGCTAGGAAACTCCCATTGGATAGTTTCCGGCACAGTAAGGATGGTGCCATATCCATAGTGACTAATTCTGGTGACTTGACCAGAACTTGGATCGGTGATAGTGGCATTGGTGCTTCTCTGCCCCAATTCCTCTACAGATTCAGGTGGTGCATTCTTGATAGTTCTGACAGCTGCAAACCTTGCTCTAGCCTTGGCAATGCTCACCAATGCCTGTGCAATATCACCACATGCCCTTAGATTGCTCTGCACAGAATATGTGGTAGGCAATCCTCTTTTGCTGTTTGAGTTCACATTATTCTTGATATGTATAATCTCATTAGCTGGCACTAATGTAGGCGTGAGATTAAAGTAGGGCTGCTCGATAACCCAATAGCCTACAATCTCATGGATATCATGGTTGGCGCATTTGATGCCGAATGACTCGTCAGGGAATGTATCATCCTGTGGTGGGCGCACTAATTCAGGCTCAATAAATCTAATTCGCAATAAGCCATCTTCATAGTTGGGAAATAGTCTAATAAACACTTCGCCGTCTGCGTGTAGTCTATAACATATCTCTGATTCGACTTCGGACATTCTGTTATGTTCGCAGAATAGGTCTACCAGTTCTTGGACTTGTGAAACTAATTCATCACTCACGCCATCTCTTTTAGGGACTATCTGGTATGTGAAACCAGTCCCGACAACATACTTCTTATAGGCTTCAATGGCTGACTGTGCGTATTGGTTGGTCTGGCATATGCGTCTTTGTTCATCTCTGATAACTTTGAGTTGCCACCAGTTGATGTAGTTGGGTAGGTCTTCACCAGCAAGCCTGTTATCCCTTCTGGCCATCCATGCTTGGTCATAGTTGTCACCATCCATGAATCCATATGCAGGGGCAGCGGAAAATAAATCGGGGCTATAGTTGCCATAGGGGAAGAACGGTAATGGGGCACTTACATCAAAAGTGCTTTCCTTAACATTCTTGGGCTGCTTAGGCTTGTCTTTACTCATAGTTTTCTCCTACATATAATAAGTGGCTAAATTTCCTTGATACTTATAGCTATGAACTCGACATTGTCACCATCGCAAAGGTCAGTTCCCAACCAATGTCTATTAGTTGCGTGGCAATATCCATAACTAAACATACAAAACTGGTCTAACCACTCATCCTCATCCATTAATTCATCCCTATACTTTTCCCATAATCCTTTGGCAGCTATCTGTGTTACACATAGGCTTAAATTCCATTCAACTTCTGTTTCATATGTCAAATGATTTTCTCTAGGAAATTCATATTGGTCATCGTCATTGTATGGAAATGTCCCTATGTATTCTTTGACTTCATATTTAGCCATATGCGATAATTCCCCAATTCTTATATGATGTGCCCATAGTATCATAGTCAAACCAGATGTTTCTAAAGCGTGTAATGCCAATGGTTTGGTATCCATGTTTGGCAGGGTCCATGAATATTATGCTTCTGTTATGCGTCTTCCATAACACAACCCAATGCCCTTCATAACATGCGATAATAGGAACTTTCCTTCTCAACCAATACCTGACAGCAAGCCAGTCCATGTTGCCAGCCAATACATTGAAATCCCTGCTTCTAAGCTGATACTCGATCTGCCTTGGTGCTGCTCCATCCTCCGCACTAGCAAACTTTAAATCCTTTACATTTTCCCCGTAATATTTCAACACAGACTCAACACAAGCTTCCCCACAGCTGTAATCATTACGCTGATTAATAACAGGCAAAACTCTCATACACGCCCCATTACACGCTCTGCCATATTCTTGGGGGGCTGATAATAACACAGATTAAATGCATCAGCTAAGTCTGGGCTATGTTTCAAACGCTGTTTAGTTACTTTCTTAGCCTCTACCACTCTGCGCCCAAGGTTATCCATTGCATATACTGGACTCAATAAGTCCTGTATCAATTCCTTGCGTATGTCCTCTGGTATGTCCTTGCTCAAACCAATATGGTTGTCAGTCGCTAAATTAGATGTTTCGAGCCATAACTCGGATCGGATGTTAGGATATTCCCCCTCATAGAAACTCTTCATGGCAGAGTTGACGGGGATAAAAGTAAAGCGATTATGACCAAGCATATTATGGTCACCAAAACCAGCTCCAACTCCACAACTATCATACACGACAGGTATCTTAATTGCCGGTTGACCCTTATGACTATACTTCTCACACAACTCCTGCACCCTTCTGCCAGTCCTCTTCAATGTCCAACCATGATGGGACTCCAAATGTATACAAGTATACCCTTTACGGATGGCTATGGTAGTTCTATCATCACCAAAGGTTGCCAAGTCCACACCAACTTGACATAAATGGTCTGGCAGTATAGCTTTAGGTTGATTTAGTAGTTCAATACTTTGTTGTGACCAGACTGAGTTGATT